TCCTATGTCTGGTTGCTGCATTGGTGTATAAGCAGCCTGTCCTAAAGCTTCAGCATAGGAAGGAGCTTGTTGTTGTGGTGCCATGCTTGATAAGTAATCTGGCATTTCTGCGCCCAACAAAGATTGCGATAAACTTTCCATTGGTTGTTCAGGGTGAGCTTGTGCGGTCGCTTGTGCTGCTAATTGCTGCGCTTGTTGTGTAGGTAAGCCCTGATTACGATATTCTTCAAGCAATTTATCATAAGTTCTTTGACGGTCTACTTGACGCTTTAACTGGTCATTCACCATGCGTTGATGCGCCTGCGACAATCCAGCGCCAGATAATTGTGAGCGCATTAACTCAGGATAGAATTTATTAACCATGCCTTGATGTTGCAAATTAGCTAATGCTTGGTCGTAAGATGTCTTTGCCATGGGCTCAGCATACTTTTCTTGTACACCAAGTATTTTATTTCGCAGCTGGTTAGATAATAACTGTTGCGCAAGCTGTCTAGGATAGCCTTGTACGTTTTCAAGATTACTGCGAAACCCTTGCATCATAGCTTGACCCAAATCAGGTACGGCTCCCGCTTCTTCGGCGGTGCCTCTAATTTGGCTTGGTATGCCTGGTAAATTAAATCCTATTGCCATTATTTACCCCCCATGATTGAACCAAAAAGACTTCCTAAAGGATTGGCAAACAAAGTGCCTAAGCCGCCAAATAGCTGACCTATGCCTTGGCCGCGTTGTTGATTACGCATGGCTTTTTCCATGGCCGCATATTGACCCTGCTGTCCTAGCAAGCTTCCAAGCATGTTGCCATAACCTGTGCTTGCATCATAACCCATCTGGTTTATGCCACTCATGCCTTGCAATCCTGTATTATACAGTCCCATCATACGACCCATGTAGTCACCAAAATCTTTTTGACTTAAAGTTCCTGCGACGTCTGCTGATTGTAATTGCGCTTGCGGTGTTCCAGTCATGCCGCCCGCTGCGGCTTGATTGCCTGCCGCACCTAAAGCCTGTTTAAGCGCAGATTGGAAACCAGGGCTTTGTTGGTAACCGCCGGCTAATCTATTGTAAACATCACCCGTTGAGCCGGTTAGTTGTCCGTATTGACCCATGAGTTGACCTAAAGCGTTTTGTCCTGCGCCCATGTAAGGTTGGTAATAGGGCTGCATTGCGCCAGGTATTTGATTTAAGTATTTGTTTGCTTCTTTTGATATACCGGGACCGCCACCAAATAAATTATACAGCCCACCACCAATACCGGCGGCACCTGCTCCCATGCCGAACATGTTTAATAATTTGGTTAATGCTTCGTTAGACATTTGATTCTGTGCCATGATATTTCCTTAAGGTGTGTAAGGCAGTACTTTAAATTGTGGTACGCCGCCAATATTAATTGCAACTTTAACTTGATTAACAGTTGTGTCATAAACCATCGTACCATAAGCGCATGTATTTCTACCCTGTATATCAACATTGTTTTGTATTGCATTTATTTCAGATGTTGTAAGGGATGGCAAAACAATTCCCTCATTGCCAAATAATCTTTGTAAATTGGTTATTAACACTTGACGGAAAGTGGATTCATCATCAGTAGGGTAGCCTTTCTCGTCTACCATCTCACCCATGTGTAGATTAGGTATTCTTGTTACATTTCTATCGCTAACAGTAGTCATTGATATATCTCCAATACACCATCAGTGCAAACAAAACGCCCAAAGCCACTAAATCGAAGTTGAAACGTTGCATCATTTACTATACCCAACCTTTGGTAAATAAACCGCGACTTTCTGTGTCCGGTAGGATTCATGTTCAAACGCCATCTAGAGCCAAAGGACTCGCCACCATCTCTAGAGATGCTTAAGTCAACAGCTTCAGAATAATTTACAACACTAGTTGTCTGGGAGAATGTGGCTTCTATACCAATACCTACGCCTAATTCTGTTGTTATATCAACATAGGCTTCTGTTGCAATAATTTGACTCTGTGACGGTGTTTGTACAGGTATTATGGTCTTAATATTCTTTTGGCCATTTTCGATAGTAAAGCCTAAACTTTTAGCAATAAAATAACGCTGTGTTGGTAATCGAACCGGCGGTGTAATCCGAATACGAGGTATTTCTTTTGGGCCGCGAACTGTGTAATTAGCATCAGTATATTGTGTTCCAAAACGGTACACATCCCCGCCTTTTAGTGATACAAAGTAATAATCGTTGTTAAAAAATACCACCTGTCTTGCTATGTGATAATTTAAGTTTTCATCGGAGACATTAAAAAACAATCCGGTATTAAAATCGTAAGCATAGCTAATATTGTCATCAATAAAAGTAAACTGATAAATCATGTGACCATCTTGTCTAAACAAAAACCCAGTACAGCTTGAGGGGTTTGTTAGATTAGACAAAACATAATCAATGCCATCCGTTGAAATCATTTTAGTTTGGCTGCCTGTAGCATACATGATAACTGGCCCAGACTGCTCATTAACTGCAAGCCAAACAATTAGATTATCAAGCTCGGCAACACTGGAGGCATTTAAACAACCATAATCAACGTTATACGTGGTACCCCTCTGATAAGGGAATAATGCTGCGCCAACATCCTGCCAACTTTCAGTAACGTTCGTGCCCATGACAAGTAAGTTATTACCACCGCCTGGAACTGGAACCGCTGCTTGCATCCGTGTTGGTTTAGTTTGAATTGAACCAACTAACTCTGGATTGGACGCGCCTTTTGGCCAACTAAAAGCATTATTGAAGCCAGACAAAATCCAGTAGTTAGTATTTTGACAAGCTAAAATAAATCTGCCGTTTTGAAATGCAATGTACCCTGGGTTGCTGTAAGTTGTGTAATCGTAGTCGTTAGCTCCCAAGCCATTTGGTATTTTTGTTATTGAGCCGTCAGTACTCCAATTGTAAACATAGATGTATGCTCCATCCGTCACACAGATTTGAGCGTTGTTGTTTTCAGCAATATAAACATCGCCTTCAAAAGTATCTAGTGTTCCTCTAGCAAATGATTCTAATTGGCCTGTGACTGGGTTGCTGCTTATTTTGTAAAAAGCGTTCCCGATAACCGCTACCATTAGCTGGCCATTAAAAGTTGTGTAAATACCTCTACCCACTTTTTCGCTATTCAGCTCCAAAGCAGTGGTGTAGCCTGCGTATGGCACTAAAAAGTCATCACTTACAATAAAATTCCAGGTTTGCTCTTGGGATATTTTTGGGTAACGTCCAAAGTTAGAGCCACCAACAATTTTTAGAGGAACTTCTTGTATTTGCTGTACTGCATTTGGTGCAGGCATAAACACCCCATATAGTTTAATAAACTAACAAAATAACTAAAAAGGAAACCAACCTTTGGAAAGATTGATGGCTTGCCAGTCCCAAGGTGATTGACCTGAGAAGAATGTAAGCTTTTGCAAGGATAAGTCTGCTGGACTTACATCTAAAATCTTTTCTTCCATCTCACGCAACTTGGATTTTGATTCATCTGGAAAAGTTGCGCCATAGTCAGAGCAAATGTATTCGGCTAACTGATAACGAAAAAATTCTATGACAAAAGCATCATAGTAAAGCGTCAGGTCGGTATCTAAAGTAACATCTGTAAACCCAAACTTTCCACTTAACTTTAAAATGTAATCACCTTGCGGCAGGAAGTACAAATAAATTCTTGAGCCGCCTTTCTCTCTTTCTACGCGGTATGAAAACGGCAGCGCTTGAATGTCATCAATCCTTGCTGTATCGAAAAATTGCTTTCTTGTTAACTCAGCCATTGGGTAACGTACAACGCCGATGTTGTATGTCATGGCATCCACATAAAGTAAGTTTTCGATAAAGTACTCACCAACGCCTGCTTGAAGTGTAAGTTCATCACGTTTGAAGTATGGGATTTGCCTTAAATCAGTGCTTTTAAATTGCAATAAAGAGTTCAGTAAGAACAAACCATCGTCGATTTGTTCTCCTGAAACTGTTTGTAATTGCCGACTAACTATTTGAGACAGATAGTACGCCCTAGTAATCAACATCCGTGCTGTGTAAGCCATAATATCTGTCCCCTTTTAATTAGATAGCAAATTGGTAGCCGCCAACATTGATTGCAGCAGCAGCAGCGCCAGCACTTACTTTGTAATTAACTTTAGGGTCACCAGAAGCTAAAGTCGCAATACATAAGTCTTGGCTAGATACAACAACAGCGGCAACTTGTCCTGTAATAGTAACCATGTCGCCAGTACCAGATGCAGGCTGTAACTTTAATGTTTGACTAGCAGCACTTGGAGTTAATGCAGAGCTGATAAACACAGGGGTGTTTTCAACTGCAGGAACAAAAGCACTTAAATCAATTGCAGTGTAAGAAGTTGCATTACCGGCAGTGATTGCAGTAGCTTGAGGTGCGTCATACATAAAGGTGCGCCAGCTTGACTTGTCGTCAGTCCAGTAACCTTTTAGGAATGTAGAGCCTGCTCCTGTAGCAACATAACCAATCAAAGCATAGGCGCTGTAACCATAAGGCAAGTATGGGGTAGCTGATAAAGAAATCATTGCGCCAACTACGCCGGCACCTGTTGGGCTAGAAACTAAGTACACGTAGTATAAAGAACTAGCTGCTAAAGAGCCTGTGTCTAAGCCATTTAAGCCGTTAACAGCGGCATTAATAGTAACACTTTCGTCTAAGTTAATTTGGAAAGTTTTAGTAGAATCTAAAATACTTCCAACAGCTACATCTAACTTTGTGTTAGGGGTTGTAGCATTGTTACTCAAGCCTAGGCCGTAAGCGTAAGGGAAGAGCGCCTGATTAAATGATTTGTAAACAGTCATAATATTATCCTCTTAAGTTAAGGTGAGCGGCTCATGCCGCCCTAAGCTTATAATGGGAAACAGTAACGTGATGAGTTTTCAGCAACCAAGGTTGAGCCGTAAATCACATCACGAACATAAGCGCGGTTGTTTAAACCGAACTGAGAACCGAAGTAATGGCGAATAGATGCGCCAGAGTCTGGGTCAACAGTGCTTACGGTGGTGAATGGAGACTCGTCTGGTAGTCTTGGCATAGCTAAGTAAAACTGGTCGCCAGACATCAAGATACCTGCTCTATGACTTGGTACTGGAGTAACAGTCATGCCAGCTTGGATTGCTACGTTTAAGTTTTGGTTTTGGTTGCCAGCAGATACTAAACCAACATCATTGATGGTTTGTAATTGCACAGTAATACTGTTACCAGAACTTACAGCATCAGCAATTGCACGGAACTGAACTGGCTGCTGGCTTGGTTGATGACCGATGAAAGTGAGGAACCTTAAATTTGGTTTACCAGAAACGCCATCATTAAATTGGAACAAGTCACCAGCTTTAACAGCGTTAGCATCGTTACCAACAGAAGCATCAACACTGAAAATAATGCTAGTAATGTTTGCGCCAGTAGGGTCATTTACTGATACTACAGTCATGACATTAGCAGGTGCAGCAGCTTCAGCAATGCTTCCTGATACGTGAACTGGTAATAAGTTTGACTCGTACCAATCAGCGCCAGCGAATTTACCTAAAGTCCAGCTAGTAGCTAAGTCATTGTTTCGGTCCATAGCAAACTGATTCAAACCGCTTCCTACGATTGCTGGAATGTTAGCAACTGGTAAAATTGCAGTCATTTTGTGTGTAGCCGCGCCAAAATCTTGAAAGTTTGCCACGCTTTGAGCCAGCTGAGTAAATGAGTTAATTGGAGTGATTCCATCGCCATAGAAACGGAATGGTCCAGATTTGTACTGAGTGACACCTAAATTAGCAGATTGCGGGTCATTCACAGTTACGCCTGAGACAAAGTTTTTAAGAATGTCAGATTCAACAATGGTGCCTAACTCTTTCATTGCAGCCATACCAAAACGGTCGAGGTACTGCTCCACGTTAAAGATAAATTGTTGGTCGGTATACCCTTGTGAAACGTTAGCTGCTTGTGAGCAAATTAATGATTGCACGCGCTGCACGGAAGGTTGCTGGGTGATCACAAGACCAGGATAAGAAATGAATCTTGGGGTTGTATCAAAGGTTACAGTGTCACCTAAGTTGCTTGGTGCTGTTTTGTTAAAGTCTTTGAACTTTTTATTAGCTAAAGAAATACCTACGAAGCTATTTAATAACCAAGCAAGCTCTGCTTTTTGATAGGTTTGTACTGTTTGAAGTACGTTGACTGGTGTAGCTGGCATAATTGCACTCTCCGGTTAAAATAATGAATCATCTTTCAACCGGAAAGGACAACGTTAGACGGTTAGCCTTTGAACATCTTTCTAAAATCAGACACCGACATACTACCGTTATCCATTCCGGCACTTGTCGAAGGTTTTAGTTGGGAGTATGGGTCTCTTGCTTGTGCTTCTTCAGCTTTTGCCTGCTGATTCTGCTTAATGCTTGCTGATAGCTTCTGCAAGTTTTTTTGTGCAAGATAAGGCTGTGATTGGATATCAGACAAAATCTGTGACAACTTGTATGGATTATCCAAAACCTCTTTCATTATTTCGCCTGTGTTTTCAAAATCATTTACCATTCCGATAAATGCATGAATCCTTGGGTCGCTATAATTTAATTGGTTAAGCTCTTGTTCTAACCCTGGATATTGTTGCTCGGCAACTTCCATCTTTTGCACAAAGCTATTAACCATCTGCTGCTGTTTAAGTTCTGCTAATTGTGATTGGATGTGTTCTTGTGTTGCCTGAGTAGCCTTTTCTTGAATCATGCGCTCAATATCTTCTTGGCTAAACTGCTGCATACCTCCAAGATTTTGGCCTTGTGGTTGCTGCTGTTGTTGCTGTTGTTGCGCTTGTAATTCTTGCATAGCTGCTAATCTTCCTTTTTCGTAAGCTCGTTCTCGTTCCCTTTTGACAACATCATTCATCTGTATTTGATTAAATCTAGGTGCTTGAACATCGTCAACAGGAGCGGATACTTGCTCTTGTACTTCAGGATTATTTTCAACAATATCTTTTACTTCTTCCATAAAACCCTCGTTTTTTGACTTCTGTCGGTGTCACCGTAATCCAATACTTTACGCTGTATAGTAGCGCCCAAGTTGTCGTTTGGGAACGTAATAAGCTAATTATTCACTATAGAAACATTTTGTGTCAAGCACTTGCGAATGTTTCACTTGAAACATCTACTGTTCGTGATTCGCGAACCTCGAACAGCGAATGTTATTTCTTTTTCTTTTTAGATAAGCCTGCTTCAGACAAGGCTATGGCAATCGCTTGATTTTTCGGCTTGCCGCTTTTTATTTCTGTCTTTATATTTTCAGATACAACTTTGCGACTTTTACCTGATTTCAGCGGCATGATTTTTTTCCTTTGGCTTTCATTGCTTTAGATTCGTCCTTGCGGGCTTTCTTTTCCATCCCAACTTCGCCATAACTTGCTCCGATTGCTCTTTTTTTGGAATAACCGGCCTTTTCCATAACTTTAACATTATGAGACATACCTTTAGGGGTAGCGGCTGCTTTGCCTTTTACAAGCATGCCTTTTTTCATTTCTTTTTTTACTTGTTTCATTTGCATTTCCCCTTCATCATTTTTTTCATCATGGATTTATCTTCTTTGACATCTTTCTTTTCAGATTTTTTAATCATTTTAGAAATAAGTTTTTTGTCTTGCGCTACATCCATATGTTTTACTGATTTTGCAGGTGCTTTCTTTTTCATGATTAGCTTCCAGGGTAAGTTTCAGAATATATATAATTACGCTCTTCGCTTAAAATTTCAACCATTGATG